TTTCATTTTCTCCACCACCAACTTCTTCTACTAGCTCGTTAAGATACCACTGTGCTTTCTTGAGGTCTTCAACACCGTTCTTGTATCTGTAACGCCATAGATACTTAATTATATTTCCTTGCAGGTAGTACTCATAGCCATCACCTGTAGCAGCTTGTATGGCGTTGATGCATTCGATACCAGCCTTGTTGTAATGTGGTGGCGAGTTTACCATGTCTTCCTTCTTGTTCTTCTTTGTGTAGAACTCGTCCATTAACTTCTCCTCGTCTGGTTGCAATTCGTTCATCTTCATCCTCATGTAATCTTCGTGTCGCATCACGCATTCCCCTTTGTCTTACTGCCAAAGCTAAGATGCACCACATTACCATCTTCTCTGGTAATAATCAAGCTGTCATCTTCATCTTCTTCAAAGATTACCGTGTCTCTATCTACTACTTCCATCACGTAAGTGTGTACCATATCACGTATGGTTTCGTCTCGTTCCATAATTGGAACTGTGGCACACATCATCTTGCAGAAGTGCATTACCTGTCCGTAGCTCTCATCACTTAGTGGGTTGCCACCTTGTGAAATGATGGAGATGTCAATTTCACCTGTCCATTCATCTCCACTGGTAGTAGGTCTTACTCTTATTACGAAGTCTCCCTCTTCGATGTCCAGATGTTTCATTGTTATCTCCTCTTTACTTTGGTTCCAGTAAACTTGATGAACTTAGGGTGTTTGTTTTTCCCTCTCTCTTTAAGCCATTCTTCTGGAATGATGCGATCATAGTACTTGAACCCATACTTGATACACCACTCTGCGTAAGTAGACTTGGCCCCTTTGCGCAGCTTACGTCTGCTGTTCTCAAAGACAAAGCGTATGTCCAGCTTGGGATGTTGCTTCTTGATTGCAAGATGCTTGCGTCTGTCTGCCGCAGTAAACATACCCTTTGTCTCAATGATGATGCCATTGTCCAGCACGAAGTCTGGAGTATAGGTGCGGTACGCAAGGTCTTCCCATTCGATCTTGACCTTCTCGTAAAGATACGAGACAGCCAGTTCATCTAGGTATACAGACAGCTTGTGTTCAAGCCCACTCCTATATCCATACTTTCGTGCTGCACGAAATGATGCGTGATTAGGCAAGGCTACCTACATTACGCCATGAGATAAACGGAGACTGATACCCAAGTCCTTTCATCTCTTCGCGGATAAGCGCGTCCGCTTCCTTGCGTGCTTCAAGAGCCGCACGAAGGCCAGCAGTCTTTCGTTCACGATATTCCTGACGCAAGTCGCTAAGTTTGCGTTCAGTAGCTTTGATCTCTTCTGCGAGAGTTTCGATATCGTATACATCATCCATTCTTGTACTCCTCTGCTAGTGATACATACGCAACCGTCTTTGGTTGCTTTGCCTGTGACATAACAGCAGGGCGTTCTTCAAGCCCCGGCCAACAGGCAAATCGAAAGCGGCAAAATCCACACTCTGTAGTGAGAACCGTGTTACCTGTCTCTTTGCCCCGAAACTTCTCCGGTACGGCATCGAAGCAACGCTCAAACCTGTTCTCCTGCATGGTTGCTGCTGTCTGCTTTATATTATTCACTTCCTGTGTAATGTCAAGACCTGTGGCTGGTACATATTTAAACTCGCCGTTAGCCTTGTTCACTACCCACCATCCACCGGCACGTTTGTCTGACGCCTTTGCGTAGCCAGCAAGCTGTGCTACATACCCGAAAGCATCACTCTGTCTAAGAGTGTCGAAGGATTCAAACTTGTTAGTGTACGACCAATTAGATGCTGACTTGATATCGTCAACAGCACCATCAATGACAATATCATATGTGCCAGAGACGGATGTATTGTCACCAAGATCGAGAGTAACTTTTGCATCATCTTCATACTGTACTCCTGCTTCTTTCAGTAGTCCCTTGAAGACAGCTTCAACGATATCTCCAATCATCATGTTCATCACGAATGTGGTTGGTAGGGGCAATGCCTTCTCTGGTTCGTTCTTCTCAAACCAAAGCTGACAAGTTGGCCTACCTACGTTTGACATACGTAAGCCAAACTCGTCACGCTTATTGCCCCCACCAAACTGGCGTCCAAGTGCAGCAGCTACATCAAGACCTACTTGCCGGATAGTCTCCAAAGACATGGTGGACTTACCTTTAGCAGCATTCTCCATGTACTGGTGCAACGCCAGTTCAGCAGGGTGGTTCATTACGCTACCTCTTCTACTTCGATGTCAACGATGCCGTCTACAATGGCCTCGTCGTCTTCGTCATCATGCTGCGTTGCCTTCTCTGCATATGCATTGATGATATACTCGTTGTAGTTCTGTACCCACTGCATGAAATCTGCGAACATGCCTTGTTCTTTATCTGTCAGTTCAAGGGTCTTGGTCACATCCAACGACACAACTGGAAGATAGAACACTGCACCAGTAGGAATCTTACGTTCCTCTGTATTCGCAGTAATCAGATGCTGCACAGGCAGCCGCTTCATCTTGGCAAGCTGGGTAAACGCACCGCCTAAGTTCTTGAAGGCGTCACGGTTATCGACTTCCCAGATAAAGGCAGTCTCGTCTACCTCCACGGGATTGCCTGATGCATCTGTGGCATTGACCAGTTCGACTGTACCAAGCACGACGCGAACACGCTTAATCTGCTTGATAAGTTCCTGCGTCTTCTCAGGCAGGGACTTGAAGTCTTGGATATAGCCAGCAGGTTTACCACAATTGAACCCGCCGTCGTTGTCCTTGAGGTCAATGTTCAGGTTATCTGCCATAACAGTCTTCACATAACGGTTAGGGCTGTCACCCATACCACGAACAAAACGCTTGTACATAAAGCGTTGCAGATACGGGCGAATCTTCACCGACTCTGCGTAGTACGTAGGACCGTCGGGTACTTCTAACTTGTACGTGCCGCCACTGATTACCTCCATATTGACGGTCTTGCCTTTTACTTCTGCCTCACCCATGACAGGTGAGTGATTGATGCGCAGACGAGCGAGAGTGCTAGCTTGCTTTCTCTCACCCGCTGTCTCGTTTGCAATGCCCATAGCTTTCGCCATAGCTGCGTAGTTGTTAGTGTCAATGGTTGTTAGTTCCATGTGTTTATACTCCTCCTTTGAGTTAGAAAGCCATAGTTATATCACGACACATCTTTAGTGTCAAGCCAATTTGGCCCTATTTTTGCTTCTAATAGAAGTGGCACATTAAAGTTTATACCCCATCTACCTGCAATCAGGGCCGGTAGTTCTTCGTTAGTCTTGTGGATGGCCTGCATTACAAGCCGCTCCTCGTGTGGATGTACGTCGATAACAATGCTATCGTGTACTGTATTGACAATACAAGACTTGGCATAAGCCAGTTGATTGTCAATGAATAATAGTGCAATCGGCACTATATCCCCTGTGGCAAATGACTGAACAGGGTAATTCTTTATCTGTGTAAAGTGCGACACTCTACCATTTGGTTTGCGCACTACATCTGGAAAAGAGAACTCGCGGCCAGATGGTGTGGTAATCTTGCCAGTAGCTATAGCCTCTTTAGCCAATCTGGAATGCCAATGCCCGATCCCCTCGTACTTCTCTGTGAAGTGCGTGTAATACTCTGCTTCCGCTGCCGTTCTCCCAAAGCCTGTTGCGCCATAAAGCGGTGCAAACGTGTGAGCCTTTGCAGTCTGCCTATCCGTAGGTTGACCAGCGTCGGTAATAACTTTAGCGGTATATGAGTGTACATCAAACCCAGTAGATACTTCTTCAATTGCAACTCCATCTTGTGAAAGGAAGGCAGCAGTGCGAAACTCTAGCTGTGCAAAGTCTGCTTCCATGATTTTCCCACCGTCAAAGCGGGATACAAATACTCTCTTGACAGGGAACGTACCACCGCGTGGCATGTTTTGCATGTTTGGGTTAGTGCTAGACAGTCTGCCTGTGGAAGCGATGTGCTGGTTCAGCCTTACGTGCAGCTTACCGTCTTGCTTGGTGTATATACGTATACCATCAACGAAAGATGATAGATATGTATCCACAGCAGACAGGCGTCGAACCTTTGACAGAAAGTCCATAGCGTCTGTCATTCCCTTGACACGTGCTGCTTTCTCTAGTGTCTCAAGGTTCTGCTTGCTTGTGCTGAACCCGTTGGCACTCGCCCACTTGGGGCCGGGTGGCTTAAACTTTAATCCAGCCAACTCTTTACTAGCCACAAGATGATAACCA